TGCTTTCCAACTCAGGCTTGCAAGTTGCTATCACGCCGACACTGGACACCAACTGCCCCTCCGATCTGCAACGTCGCAGGGTGCTGGTCGGCTATCAAGAGATAGGCCGCTACACGTCAATGGTCAAGAACCTCATCAATGAAGGCCGCGTAAATCACACTGGCGAGACGATGTTGGCTGAGCATGTTGGTCGTGCTGTTGCTGTCAAAACTCCTGGCGCTATTGCGTTGTCATCACAGAAGTCAAGTGGCCCGATTGAGTTAGCCCGGTGTCTTGTGTGGGCTGTCGGTATGTGCGCCAAGCCGCGACCGATGGTGAACCGACCCATGATTGCTTCGAGTGCCTAGACTGATGCCACGATGGCATTTTCACTAAAGCGCGCAGTCGCTAACAACACAAACGCACAGATAGGTGCAGCTGGCGCTGCTGGCAATCCGCTTGTCGGCAACTTCATGACCTATACGACCGACTTCAATAGGTCGGCTGCCATCCAGATTCCCACCATTAGCCGGGCACGTGACTTGATTTGCTCGATGGTTGGCTGCCTAGAGATTCATCAGTACGCCAAGCAGTGGATGGATGATGACTACGAGGAAATTGACCTGCCCGATGACACGTGGTTCCACCAGCCCGACCCGAACGTCACACGCAACTTCATCATGTCCTGGACAACCGATGACCTGCTTTTCTACGGACGCGCATTCTGGATTGTGACCAGCCGCTTCGGCAACGGCTTCCCAGCAACCTTCACGTGGATTCCAGCAGCTGACGTGCAGACACGCGATCAAGCCGGGCCACAATGGTTCGGCCCCAGCAAAGAGGTGTATTTCAACGGCTACAGGCTTGACCCGAACGATGTCGTGCAATTCCTCAGCCCAATCCAAGGCTTGCTCACTATGGGTGCTCGTTCAATTCGCACCAACATCAACCTGGACACCAGCGCTGAGCGCTTTGCCAAAAATCAAACCCCGGCAGGCGTACTCAAGCAGACCGAAGGCGAACCATTGAGCGCCGAGGAATTGAGCGAATTGGCTGCTGGCTTTGCAGCTGCACGAAACAACAATGCTATTGCTGCACTGAACCAATACGTGGACTGGAAAGAGTCCTACATGGATCCGAGCAAATTGCAGTTGACCGAAGCACGCACCTATCAAGCGCTTGAGATGGCTCGCATTGCAAACATTCCGCCATACCTTGTCGGCGCACCGTCAGGTTCTGGCATGACCTATCAAAACGCACAGCAGGCACGCCAAGATTTATATCTATTTGGTGCAAAGCCGTTTATTGATTGCATCGAGCAGACGTTGAGCATGAATAACATCACGCCACGAGGCCGTTACATTTATTTGGACATTGACACATACCTGGAGGAGTACGAAATGTCTCCCGAGGAGGACAACGCTGCACCTTCTCGGGAGATACCCTCTAACGACGAAAGCGAGAACACATGATTCGCCTAACTGCACAAAACACATTCGTCCTGGCTGAGGATGGCGAGTCACCACGCTCAATTTCTGGTGTTGCCGTACCTTGGAACACCGAAGCCACCGTCAGCGACGGAACTCGCGTCCGTTTCGAGCGCGGCTCACTGCCGATCACTGGCAAAAAGCCGAAACTGCTCAAGTACCACGATTCCGAGCAGCCAGTCGGTGTGGTCACCGGGCGACTGGACTCCGAGGAAGGCATGCTATTTACGGCCCGAATCAGCGCCACGAGCGAAGGCAACGACATGCTCGAACTCATCAAAGACGAGGCAGTTGACTCAGTATCGGTAGGCGTTGACGTAGTTGACGCTTCCTACGATGACAACGGCACCATGGTCATCAAAAAGGCCAACTGGGTAGAATTATCACTTGTCACGGCACCTGCATTCAAGGGCGCTATGATTACAGAGGTTGCAGCGACCGAACCACAAGAGGAGACAACCACAATGTCCGAAGTCAAGGTCGAAGCATCCGTAGAAGCACCAGCACCAGCACCACAAATGCTGTTTGCTGCACCAAAGAAAGAGTTCGTCATGCCAACGGCTGGCGAATACATCAGCAAACTGTGCCAGGGTGGCGCAGTTGCCGCTGAGTTCCTCGCCAATCTGAAGGCTGCTGCGCCCGATGTTGTCACGACCGACACGCCCGGCCTCTTGCCAACGCCAATCCTTGGCCCGGTGTACAACAACCTGATCGGTCGTCGCCCAGTCATTGATGCAATCGGTGCACGCGCAATGCCCGGTGGCGGCAAAGTGTTCTCGCGCCCGAAGGTCACCACGCACACCACGATTGGTCTGAGCAATGGCGAAAACCAGCCGCTTGATGCAGGCACGTTCGTCGTTGCCAAAGAAAACGTCACCAAGGCTGTGTACGGCGGCTACGTCAAGTTGTCCGAAGAGGACATCGACTGGAGCGAACCCGAAGTTTTGGGTGCACTCGTTGACGACATGGCACGTGAATACGCCAAGCAGACCGAGGATGCAGTTGAGGCTGCGCTGAAGTCCGGCATCACCACGACTCGCGCCGCCTTCGATGTCACCGACCCGGCTGCCTGGGCAGAATGGATCTACGGCGCGTCGCAGACCATCCTCAACGCAAGCACGCACTTGCCAACCCACCTTTTCGCATCGCCTTCGTTCTGGGGTGCACTCGGACAGCTCAGCGACACCGCTGACCGTCCACTGTTCCCACAGGTCGGCCCAATGAACGCATTCGGCAACGTCGCCCCCGGCACGCTGTCAGCCAACGCATTCGGCCTCTCAGTCGTGGTGTGCCCATACGAGAGCGACTTCCTCGCAATTGGTGCCGCCGATGGCTTCGAGATTTACGAACAGCAAAAGGGTGCAATCCAAGTCGAAGCCACCGATGGCTCGCTGTCACGCATCATCAAGTTCCGCGGATACCTCGCGACCTTGATGCTCGATGCCAGCAAGTTCGTTGAAATCGCCTAAGTTCACTCCCTCCAGGTGACACTGAACGGTGGCAACTTACTCACTTACCCATAAACAGGTAGTTAGTAACGTTGCCGTCGTTCAGTTGCTGGAGCCTCACAACTTTGAGGTAGGGCAGTCAATCACGCTGTCTGGCATCAATGCCACGTGGAATGGCACGCACAAGATTTTGGCGTTGCCCGAGTACTACTTCATCGGCGTATCGCAACAAGGCGATTACCAGTACGACACTGACACCATCATCCCCAATCAGGTGCTGTTTGCGCTGACCACGGCTGATGCTGATCGAGCAGCAGCCACCGGGACATGCACCTACTCGGTGACATGCTCATGGATTGTCCTGGGCGATGTCGAGGACTACCTCGGCTTTACGTTTACCAACCCGAGTGCTGACCTTGACGTAGCCAACATGGCAGTAAGCGCAGCGAACCAATTTGCGTATCGTAAGCGCGAGGAATCAGGCTATTTTGACTCACCAACGGTGGTGCCTGATGGCGCAGTAAAGCTCGGCACCGTGCAGTACGCGGCAATTCTGTACCGTGAGCGCGGCTCTACGGAGGCCTTTGCGTCGTTTGACCCACTAGCCACAGGCGGCCCGGTCACAGGCAACTACGGTCAAATCCTGCGTTTGCTCGGAGTCAATAAGCCACAGGTGGCCTGACATGGCAAACATGTTCAAGGATGGTTACGACCAACTGGTCACCAAACTGCAGACGATTACCGGGCTGAGTGTGTTTGATGATCCACGCAACATGAACCCACCATGCGCACTTGTCGAGGCACCGACCATCATGATGGCAACAAACGTGGTTGCTGACATGGAGTTTCGTGTCGTGATGACTGCCCTGGGCACCGGGGACAACAGGACGCTTGACAGTCTGCTGGACAACATTGATTTGATTCGCGCTGCACAAATTGGCTTGACCGATGCACGCCCAACCACCGTGTCGTACGGTGGCGCTGACTACCCTGCCTATGAGCTGACGATACGCACCAAAGTAAGCCCCTAGGGCTACTAGACTGCCCTACGGGTAAGCAGCGACCCTCGACGTAGAGGAGATTCGCTACATGGCTAACGCAACCACTTACCTGGCTTCACCATCCTTCGGCATCGGCCCGAACCTTGCTGGAATCAAAGACCTGACCGATCAGTGCAAGTCTGTCGTTGTCACCAAGTCGCGTGAAGCGCTCGACTCCACTTCGTTTGGTAACACTGGCCGCCAGTTTGTTGGTGGACTCACCAACGTGACCGTGACCGCCACTCTGCTGATGGAGTACTCAAGCACCCCGGGCACTTACGTTGACTTGACCAGCCTTGTTGGCACCAACGTGTACGTCGCAGTAAAAGCCAATTCGGCTGCCGCTATCAGCACCACAAATCCAGAAATGCAAATTAGTGGCGGGTACTTAGAGTCTCTGGATATCGTGAATGGCTCGGTTGGTGAGCTTTCTGAAGTAGAAATCACCATCACAGGCGGCGTGCTGGTCGAGGACGTGACTCCGTGAAACTAACCATCAAGGTGTCATTCAAGACACCAGCAGCGGAATTGGTTACAGAGCAAGTCACAACGACAATTGCTACGGCTGCTGCGTGGGAACGCAAGTTCAAGCGCCGCGCCAGCGATCTGCAAGCCGGTATCGGTATTGATGACATCATGTTTATGGCGTGGCATCAGCTCAACGTCAATAAACGTGAAGGTCGTGACTACGACACGTGGCTGCAATCCGTAGAGGACTTTGAGGTAGTGGAGACTGCCAACGCAAACCCTACGGAAGCCACAGCGTCCG